TTTGTTAAGTATTCTTTCGCTGCCTTCAGGAATTGAATTGCCAACTCGCTGCCCTGTTGCTGTGCCTCCAAAATAATATTCCGGCTCGTCATCGATTGCAGATCCTTCTGACCCTCCAGTTAGATCAACATTTTTAAAAACCTGAACCGTTGTTTGTTGTGGATTTACAGTATTGAAGTTTGACGGCGCTACCTGATCGCCTTCATTACCAGCTAGTACTATTGGGTTTGAGAATATCTCTAAAGAAAACTCCTCACCAATATAACTAACGATTCTGCTTTTGAAGATAACTTTTTTTGATCCAGTTTTAAACAGTATATAAGCGCTCTCACCGGACGCAAGTGGGCCAAGCCCTCTTACCGCATCAACTAGCGGAAATGATTTTCTAATATAAAACTGAAGGCCTTTTTTTATATTTGACTCAGAATAAAATTGAACGTTTACGGCTCTACCTCCAGTTAGCGCGCCATCTGGTACATGTCCGTACACGTCGCCATCTTGGGCAGTTATCTCGCCTTTACCGCCAACGCTAATCGCATAAACCCCAGTAAATCCATCTTTTATTAATAGGCTTTTATAGGGTAAAACGGGTATTCCATCCCTGTTATTTTGACTTGGCTCTGAGCTTGTTACCTGAACAATAATAACCCAATTTGATTTATTTATTATTGTAAATCTACTTTTCCCTTGTATATCAAAAAGGCTAATTATGTCCATCCAGCTCTCATAGTTGAGGGTTTTGTCAGGTTTAGTATTTGACATATTAGCCGCCATTTGATTTTAATATAAATTATTATAACAAAAAAATAACAAAAAATAATTAATAAAAATTAAGAATTATCAGCAGTAAGCGATTGCGTCTTGCTGAATATATTAGCAATATTTGCTATCTCTCTCACCTCAATTGTTCCGGTTGCAATTTGAATCGTTCCGTTTGTAGTATTGTTCAAGAACCAGCTTGGGTTTAAGTTCAATGCAATCCAAACCTCTACAGCCGCGCCCGATGGCGTTGTATTCCCGCCAGTGATAGAAAATCTAGCTTCAAACTGACTTCCGATAGAACCGACTGGTGCACCATCAAACCAAGTTCCACTAGCACTTGATCCGGTTATTTCAACCGTATTTACTGTGCCATCAGAATTCAATTCAACGTTAGCTGAGCTTTGTGTACCGTTCCAAGTACCGGAAAGAACCCCGTTCCAATTTCCTGAAATGCTTGAGCTTGGAATTATTGAATTTGAAGATTGACTTGCTGATCCATCTGCGTTAGTGGCAGTTACATAACATGTAATATTATCGCCTATATCAGCCGCTTGCGTTTGGTATGTTGTGCCAGTCTCGCCGCTTATATTAACTCCGGCATTTCGCCATTGCTGAGAATACGTTATTGGCGCTAATCCGGTCCAAGTTCCTAAGCTAGTTAAAGTCAATGTACCGCCCACAGCGGAAGGCCCAGAGATAACTGGCGCAACCGTATTAACTGGCGGGTTAAATGGGGCTACAGCTGGCCAAAACTGCCTAATATTGCCGCTAGGATCTTTTATATAGCCTTCGATTACTTCTCTAACCACTCCGGCGCCATCTTTTACATGTAGTTCGGTTATTTCCCTAACTACTCCGACACTATCTTTAATATGTAATTCTTTAGCCATTTTTTCCGCCTAAGCGTAAATATAATAAACCGTGCCGACCGGATCGGCTACAGTGCTTGCAGGTAGCGAGGTTCCAACATATTTTCTTTTTTGGTCAAACTGCTGCGTTCTTAATGGCGTCATCGCCTTATCATTGACTAAGCCGCCTTCGGCGTTTGCTTGTGCCACTGGCTCAATAACTAAGTTAAGAAGCTTTGCATCGGTAGCCCCAGCAAGCGAGGTATTCACAGAGCCATTTAAGGAGGTTACTTTTGCGCCTAAAAAGTCTGGGCTTGTATCAAGCGAATCTGATTTAACCTTGTAAACACCAGTGCCAGATCCAGCAATAATAGCAATAGCTTGAGCTAGTTGATTTACTACTGCCGGATCTGGATCGAGGGTTAGTCCGGCAGTGGTTATACAGTTTTCTAACTCGCCTATATAGTTGTTAAACTCTTCAGCGCTTAATGTGTCGCCAACATTATCGACTTTAGTTGCAAAATCTAACATATACGATCCTTATGGGAATAATTTTGTGATTGCATCTTGATTTGTTTCAACGTAAAAATCAGCCGGATTTAATACGTTTATAACATTTACAAAACCTAAAAAAAGCTCGTTATCTTCAGGCGGTATCGTAGTTGTATTTTGATAAAATATCCTTACGTACCAGATAAAAGTTGAAGATTCAGCGCTATAAAATGGCAGTGGGAATTCTATTGGGAATTGAATTCTATTATCGCCATAATAGATCACAATATCAAATCCAAGCGCATTAGCTAGGCTTTCCCATTGCGGAACCGTGACCGTGCCGGACATCTTAGCAAACTTAATTAAAACATCATTTCTACGCTTTGCTAAGGAACCCAACCCGCTAAAGCTTGCATCCGGTATCCCTAGGCTTTCCTCCCACAATGATAGAGTTTGATCTGCTGCCGTAATATCAAAATCATTTAAAAGCTCGTTAAAGCTCTGCTCAACTCTTGAAAACTCTTTCGAAGTGCCCTTCACTAGCAAGTTTATTTTTGTGCCTTCAACAACCTTCGCATCAAAAGCCTTGCCTTCAGGTAAGTGAGCCGCGAGCATTTGCGCGCTTTCTTCAAATGTTGATGGCGTAAGATCTGGAAGGTCATCAAAATTAGACATAGGTTATAACCCCTAAAAATGCCATGCTAGCAGGTCCGTCCGGAATATCACCAACTGGTGAAGATAGTGAAAAAGATTCCACCCTAGCCCCAGTATCATCAACGGTATTTTGAATTGCTGCTCGATAGTTGTCTTGTGTTATTGGCTGTTCAAACTGAACTTCTTCAACAAAAAACTGACTTAAATTTGCAGCGATAGCACTTCTCATTAACGGGGTATCAGGCACTAAGCTAGTAAATAAAAAATTAATATATTGAGCGTCAACGGCTGGCTCGTTTACAAATAAATTGCTTGGGCTATTCCATGCGCCATAGATTGATAAAAGCGAACCTCTTACAGCCAGTATCTCATTAGCATCTGGGACCGGATCGGCGTCATTATCACGGAAAAAATAAACTGTTGTTTGGCCTATTCTTGGGGTTATAGGCTTTACATATACACGGGTAACACCATTAATTAATAATGATTGCTGCTCTATCTGCGCTGGGTTCCACAAGTTAACAGGGTTAGCCCTAGCGAACATAATTCTTGATCTATATGCGTCGACAGTTTCTTGGTCCGCTCCGCCGCTTATCCCAGATAGCTGAGTGTAAGCAATGCTAGATCCAACAACAGCAGAAAGTTTTGCGTTAGCTGGCACGTTCTGGCTAGATCCAGCCGTCAAGCTTGTAGCATTGGCAACGACACCATTAACTAAACTTTGAATGGTTCCTGTTGCTGCTGCTGGTATTGTGTCCACAACATCAAACGTAAAAGTATAATTATCGAAAACAGTAATGTTATTAAATGTTTTATTATATTCAGGCTCATTAGCGCCAGATATGGCAACTGAAATACCCGTCGCATAATTGTGCATGTTTGAGGTGATTACAGTTGCAGTTGTTCCAATTCTTGTTAAGGATGATACAGTCCCGATCAATTCAGTTGCCGTAACATCTGCACTTGTTTCAACAATAATAGACTGGTATCTATATTCGCTGTTAGCTGGGATAGTTTCGCCAACTGTGCCAGTAATTAAAATAGGGCCACTAGATCCGGTTGATGCTAAAGGGCTTAATCCTTCGTATGTCCCCCATCGCTTTAAATACTTACCGATTGCTGTTTGTGGGAAAAACTGTTCAACATATTGTTGCTGCGTCTTGTATAAATCAAGCGCTCTTGATGCGCTACTATAAACAAATACACGCGCCCAGCTTCTAGCAATAGTTGGATCTAGATCAGGCATTTCTCTAACTAAATCAGCTTCAGCTCTTGCTAAAAGCTGCTGAAGAGTTGGCGCACTTGTTACGGTTGTCATTGTGTAGCCCTTAATAAATCAAGTTGCCTTCTTACATCTGGCCCGCTTGTCGTGTTTATATCAATAAAAAGCCTAAATCCAACGCTATTAATTTCACCAGTTACAATAACAGAATTAGCGTAACGATCCCTAACTAACCAAGATAATGATTTTTGTGAATAGTCGATTGCTGCGTTAAGATTTTCGGTCGTTTTCCTTGATTGGCTAAGTAGCCACAATAAAGAACCAAAAGTCTCGTCTTGGATCACTGATGAAGCCGCCCATCCTTTAGCGTATATTGGATTATTAACCTGTTCAGAGCTTGCTCTTGCGTCCTGCAAAAGACTTACATCAATAGCAGTTTCAAGGCCTTGAACGCTATTAAATTGGCCATTACTAATGACTAAATCTAGCAATCCTCTAGATCCCTCTATTTCATAAAGCCTAACATCAGTGTTTTTTTCATTAGCCATTATTGGGCGCCCCCTGTATCACTAGATCCGCCGCCATCAGTCCAAGTATAATGGTGATTATGCCCAGAAAAATCGATGCCAGCAATAGACAAGGTTGTTTGCATGGTTACTGCGTCGGTAAAATTAACTGGCCCTGATATAGACCAATTAGAAGCGGAAAGAGAACCAGAACCGCTTGCAATAACTTCAACATTTCCGCCCGTGGTTATTTTTGCATTTCCGCCCGTGGTTATTTTTGCATTTCCGCCGACATTGATCACAAAATCCTTTGTTATTTCAATTTCCTTTCCACTAGCGCTAAAGACCTTTATTGATCCATCTTCTTTAAAGTGAGCAAAAGATCCTGTTTCTGGATTTCCAAAAAGGGTTTCACCGGACTTTAAATCTTTAAACCTATTGCTAAATTTCTGCCCTAAAACAAATTTATTTGACTCTTGGCACAACGAAGAAAATGAAAGCAGAGTCGATCCTTCAGGCAGGTTGTGATAAACACCGTAAGGTGTCATTACAACAGCGTTTGTTTTTTCCTTACCATTATATTTAGCTGTAGATATTGGATAGAGCCCTGAGTCATCTTGAGTGATATGCCCCATTATCTTAATCATTAATCTTAATGCTTGCTTATACATCTTAGCCACCAACCAAGTTTAGGAATTTATTACCCGTTTTTGTTTTGGCTTTTTTCTGTTGCGTTTCCCTAGTCTGCACCGTGTATGCATCCGATGGCGCAAGCGTAAATGTCGTGGTTGAGCCAACGCCACCCTCAGGACTACTAACAGCATTAATAAATTTTAGTCCTGTTATAAGCATTTTAGCATCAAGATCTAGGAATTCATCAAGTATATAAATTTGCCTATTAACTTGGTACATTTCATCATCAACGCCAGAATTACCACTGATTAAAATTATTGGTTGCTGTGATTTTATTCGTCGATAGTTTGCCTCCCATTTTGCCCGCTCTGTGCAGTCGTCAGCGTCGCCAGCCTGCTCTAAATACTGTATTAGAGTTCTGCCAGATCTTATTGAGTCATCTATTTCAACAGAGCTTATAGGCTCTGTTATTGTAGTTTCAGCGAAACTAAATGCTTTAGCGCTTGGGTTTTGCTGGCTATGGAAAATATATTTATTGTAGCGACTTGATAGATCATAGTTACCAGAGCCGGACTTAATATTATTTTGCCCGTCTGGGTTTCCGATGCGATTAATAAGCTGTGACTTTAAAGAAGCTTTAGACCCTTTTTGTATTACAAAATTTCCACTTCCATCTGTCCCGATCAAAGATTGCCTTTTTCTGGCGTAGCTTTCTATAAACTCGAATGCATTCATGCCAACTGAGCTTGATAGGAATTCATCTTCGCTAAAATCTTTTATAGTTGTTGTATCAATAACGCCAATATGACTAAGGCCCATTTGTCTTAAAATGGTTTCAAACATCACTTTTAAAGAAATTGGGCCTTCAAATTGAATGCCATCCGGCAAAGATGAATCAATAAAATCAGCAGTCTGATCCCTGCCAATTATAGTTATTGAGTGCTGAGTATCATTGTATCTCGGTATCACTGCATCAATGTATCCAGTTAGCCTAACAATGCCATCTACTTTTATTCTTACGCTGTCATTGGCTCTAAATGGGTATGAAGAGTTAGGCTTTGCTGATGCGGTAAGGTTGAAGCTACTAGATGCGTGAGCCATATTTATATTAAGCTCACCAATTACGATACCTTGATAATCAACACCTTTGATTTCCACTGTAATCATCATCTACCCGCTTGTTATGATCTTTACGCTACCGTTTAAGCTTGCTAGCGACTGATCTGTATTTAGTCTGCTTATGATATCAAGGTTATCT